CCGCCCGAATAATTGTCGTCGGCGTATTTTTTGGTGATCAACGCTTTGTCCCCTTCGGACGTGATATTCGAATTCGTTGCGTCACTTGTGACGACTGCATTAAATTTGACCGCCATATCTTATTTCAATTTTACATTTTATGAATCAAGACTTTTACACTATTCGTCGGTGTGACTGAAAACGTGATTGTGACTTGATTGGTTGTATTTCGAACCACGTCGGCAAAAATGGTTTCATAGGTGGTTGCATCATATAATTGAACAATCACGTCCCTTGTGCCTAAACTATGCGTGACCGCAATGGTGTCCGTAATTGTAGCCGTTGCCGTTCTTCCGTCAATTGCGGCTTTGACACCCGCGGATGTTGTTGCTTGTGTCGTGTCTGCTCCCGTTACTGTTAACGCGTTTGTTGCCAACTGAACTGCACCCTTTTGCGACGTTGATGCATCGTCAATACTTAATGACGCCGCACCACCTTCTGAACTTGATGATCCGTTCAACGCGCCCGATGTCGAAATGCTTGCAACATAGTTCCCCGTTGTGTCGGTTCCTAATGCAACCGAATTCGCCGCGATTGACGCGGTAATTGACGCATTTGCTGAACCATTGAATGACGCTGAACCCGTAACATCGCCCGTCAAAGAAATCGTTCGTGACGTCGTTAATGTGTCGGCTGAATCTGCCGAACCCGTAACGTCACCCGTAACGTTTCCGACAAATGTTGACGCTTGAATTGTTCCCCCCGTGACCGATAGGTTGCCCGTTGATGTTCCCGTCGCGGTTGTTGTACCGAAAACAAATCTATCCGCGGATTCATCCCAAATCAATGCGGCGTTATTTCCCGACGTCCCGCGTTCAATAATTATACCCGCATCATTTAAATTGCCCGTTGTCAATCCCGAATTAAGTTCAATTAACGCATCGGTGACCGCCAAATTCGTCGTGTCAATTGACGTTGTTGTTCCCGAAACGGTCAAATCCCCTTGAATTGTTGCGTCACCCGCAAAGGTGATTTCAACATCCGCGGCATCACCGATGGTTGTGTTGCTTGAAATTTCACCCAAACGTGTTTGCAAGTTTGCGACGCTGACATTGTTGTCGGTGTTCACCGAATGCGCGTCAACTATTGCCTTTACATTTGCGGGTGAATATCTTCGAATGCCCGTTGCAGTTCCCGCGGTTATTTCTGCGCCCGAAACTTGCGCCACTTGGTTGTTGTATGCGGTTTCGATTTCTTGATCGGTTTGATCTTCCGTTGCACTTGCTTCAATGCCGTCCAATTTTGATTTGTCCGTCGATGACATCACACCCGCCGCGCTTGTTGTTGCGTTTGGCAATGTTCGTTTTGCCGCATTTGCGTCGGTGACGTGTCCGTCCGTGTTTGTTGTGATGTTTATGGTGTCAATGACTTCAACGCCGCTTGTGTCGATGCTGAAATCGTCCCCGTTAAATGTTGGGTGCGAATAATTATTGAACGGCAAATCTGAAACGAAACCCTTTTTGACGTTGTTATCACTTGCATCATGATAAATGATTGTGTCACCCGTCGCAATCGAAGTCCCTTCCAAATTGGTTGCGGCATCAATTATGTTGTCTGTTCCCGCATAATCAATCGAAAACGTGATTTCTTCGGCTGACGCTTGATTTGTTGTGAATGCTTCACCCCCCGACAACCCCGTTCCCGCGGTCAAAGTGATTGTCGAATTGTTTGCCGACGATGAAACGCCACCAATTGAAATCCAACCTTGACCACCATTTGCAATGGTGTCCGTGAAAACGTAAACTTTTTCATCTTCAATGTCGTAATAAATTTGCCCAACCGTTGGGTCTGTTGGTGCCGACGACAATGGATGAACCACCGCGTTCCGAATTTGGTTTTCATTTAGGTCAATAAACCCCTTTAAATCAATGTCCGTCAAAAATTTCGTTGCCATGCTTGTATTTTTTTAATTTAAAAACGCCTTTCCGTTTGTTGCTTGTGTAAAATTAATAGTTATTTGATTGACTGAATCGAATGAAACCGATCCGATGATCGTGTCATGTGCCGTGTCAACGATTTCAACGGCGGGATATTTGTCCAAATTATGTTGAATAATCCATGACGTTGACAAATCTGATTGCGTAAAGACAAAATTTTTATCGGAAACGGCACCCGCTGACGATATGATTTCCGCTGTGATATTTCGCGAAACATCAATCACATCGATCGACGTTGTTGAATTCTGATCAATCAAATTTAAATTGATTGAATTCGTGTATGAAATTAAATTCAATGTTGTTGCCATCCTAGTCCGTTATATCATCGACGGTTTGAAAGGCACCATTCAAATACGTGCGTTTGTTCGTTGCCGAAAATTCAATTTGTAAATCATAAAAATAAAAACCCGCACCCCAATCAATCAAAAATTCGGTGATCTGAAATTGACCGTTTGATTGGTTGACCCATTCCAAACCATCACCGATCGTCAACGTTTTGACAATTGTTCCCGATCGTTTGTCACGTCTGATCGTGAATGTTGGTGTGGTACTGCTCAAATCTTTTTCATTTCCCGATGTTGAATCGTTGTCGTACAAATTAAATGCAATTTGTTCGAACGTGTCACCATTATATTGATCGGGCAAATTATACGTTGACGCCATTATTTTGTTACATTTTTATATTTTTCAAAGGTACGAAAACCGCCCAACCCTAACATTCCAAACAAGACGGTCATTAAATGATCCATCTGTAATGCGGGCGGAACTTCTTGAATTTCAAACGCCCAAATCAACAAATCGCGAATCACGAAATTGTATGCCAACGCAATGGCACAAATCCAACCCGTAAACGGACGCCAACCCGAAACAAAAACGGATCGGTGTTGTGATTCCATTTTGTTAATTTCCGTTTGATATTTGATCAATTCCATCGGATCAACTTCTTTTCCCTTGATAGCTTCGCGAATATCTTTTGCCAATGATCCGACGGCGGTTCCACCACCACTTTTTTTGCCTAATAATAAATTAAGAATTTTCGACATACTTCACATATTTGATCCGACCCGAATCATTCTTTTTTGCTTTCAAAATGTTTTTTCGGTTGTTTTTTCCATTATACGAAACATGGATCCAATCGGGATTTTCGTCGTCACCAAATTCCCAAATCAATTGATCAAAATCCAAATTGTCTTTGATATAATTAAACAATTCGCCGTTTTTCTTTGATCCCAATGAATCAATGTCAATGCCTTGACCTTTGCAATGTTGTGACGTTGGTTTTGATCCAACTGCAACACACAATTCGGGTGATCTAAAAAAACTATTCACACGGATCGGATGACCCGCCCATGATCGCAATGGTTCAAAAATATTTTTTGCCAAACGTTTCATTTCAACGATTTGGTTTTGGTTTGGTGTGTTTTCAATTCCTTCTTTTTCTGCGGTTTCTGATCGAACCGCTTCATTCCATGAAATGTGTTTTGAAATATATGCCATGACTATGTTTTTTGAATTCTAAATACAACGTCCAAAACGGCGTTGTGATATGTTTTGTCGTTTGAATAATTTTGATCATACGAAATCGAATCCATTTCGGTGGCGTAAACATTGAAATTGTTCGCGCTCAAATCCATGTACGTCGATGACCGTGTTCGAACTTGATTCAATATCTGATCCACAATTTGATTGGCGGTCAATTCACCACCATCGTCACCGTCAAAACTTGTGATCACATCGAAACGGATCACAATTTGAACATTGAATGAATCGGCGTTTTGGTCGATCTCATTGGCTGAAACCGTTGTCACCTTGACAAATGGTTCATTGATTGATGATCCGACGCGATTCACGATCGAAATGGCTGATCCGCCAACGGTAATGTTTCCCGTCAAACGATCAATGATTGCTTTTCGCAAATGATGTGCAACTTCATTCATTTCAATATATTTTTAATTCGTTCGTCTAATTTTTTGGCAATTTCTTTGATGCCTTCTTCTAACGGTTCAAAGAAAAACAAATTTCCATACTCAAATTCGTTTTTGGCGGAATACTCAACCATCGAATGAATCTCAACAACGCTTTTGTGCCAAAACATAAAAAACGCAATATTTCGTTGCAATTGACCCGTGCGTTTGAACGGTTTTGCTTTACGTTTCTGTTTTCTGACGATGCGTGCCGCGCCCTTGTTCAATTCGGACTTGACAATTGTTTTGTCTAAAACACCCAATTCAAGGAATTTTTTTTGCAAATCCTTCAAATCATTTTCGTGCAATTGCCCTTTGATTTTCATCCTATTTTTGACGCTTTTATTGTTGTTTCAAAATCGTTTAAACTATCAAATCGACTATTGATCCGAAATGTTCCCGTCACGTTTTCGATCTGCAATACATCGTTGTCATCGATTTGATCCGCCGTTTTTTTGCGAAACATCAATTCCACTTCAATCGTTCTTTTTTGACGACCGTTTTCGATGCCGATGTTCCCGTTTATTTCTTTTAAATGCGCCCAAACCGTTTTGAAATTGGCGATCGTTGATGTTGTGCCGCCATAACTGTCGGACGTCTTTGTCAATCGCTTGATCACGACGCGTTTGTCGAACATTCCCGCATTCATATAAACATGTTCTTTTGTGATGGCAACAATGATTTTGCCGTCGTTGGTACTTCCGCCACAATTGTCCCCGTGACAAAATCATTTCTTTGATCATACAACGTTGATGTCATTTGCAAAATGGTTTGTTTGATCAACACGTTGTTCAATCCCTTTGTTTTGTAAGTGATCAACACTTCATTTGCGGGCGTTTCGCTCAAACTAACGATATTATTTCCAACGCCTTTTGATTCATACGTTG